CCTGGGCCGGATACTGGCGATCGAGCGCGACCAGGCCGACGAGATACCCACCGTCGGCGAGTTCCGCGGCACCACGCTCACCCCCTACTTCGACCAGATACGCTCCCTGTCAATGCTATTGAGCGCTGAGTCGGCGATACCGGCGCACTACCTGGGCTTCATCACGGACAACCCCGCCAGCGCCGACGCCATCCGGCAGAGCGAGGCCCGGCTCATCAAGCGGGTCGAGCGCCGGCAGACCAACTTCGGCCGGACCTGGGCCGAGGTCGCCGAGCTGGCCCTCCTCGTCCGCGACGGCGACCTGCCCGACAACTTCCGGCCGGCCGCCGAGTGGTCCCTGGCCGCCACCCCGACCCGCGCCGCGGACGCCGACCGGGTCGCGAAGCTCATCGACGCCGGCGTGCTCCGGCCCGACTCGCCGGTCACCTGGTCCGAGCTGGGCTTCACGCCAGAGCAGCAGGCCACGCTCGCCGGCGAGTTCCGGCAGCTCGAGCGCGAGTACGAGGCCGAGCAGCAGGCGCAGGCCGCCGCGGCAGCGGCCGCCCCGCCGGCGCCGGCCACCCCCGAGCCGGCGCCGGCGGCACCGGCAGAGGCGCCGGCGCAACCATAGCTTCCCGCCGGACGGCGGGCGGGCGGACGCCCGACAACTGAATAAGGTGACGGCCAGACCGGGCCGACAACAGAACAGGAGACAGGCGGATGCCTGACAACACAACCGACACGACGGACCCACCCGCCAAGGACGACACCAAGACCCCCGAGCCCGACACCGACGGCAAGCAGCCGGACGACGGCGACGACGACGGCGACAGCCAGCCCGACGCCAAGCAGCTCGCCGAGCGGCTCAGAGCCGAGCGGAGCAAGCGCCGCAAGGCCGACGTTGAGAACGCCGACCTCCGTAAGGCGGTCGACGATCTGACCAAGAAGGTCAAGGGCTTCGAGGACCGCGACAAGTCCGAGGACCAGAAACGGACCGAGGCACTCGACGCCGCCAAGGCCGAACGCGACGACGCCGCGCGCGAGCGCGACGAGGCGCGGCTCGAGCTGCTGCGGCACGAGGTCGCCGGCCGCAAGGGAATCCCCGAGTGGTTCGAGCGCCTCCGCGGCGACACCGAGGAGGAGCTCGAGGAGGACGCCGACCGGCTGATCGAGAAGCTGCCGACCGCCAAGACGGACGGCGACGATCAGCAGGGCGGGAGCAGGCCGCGGAAGCGGCCGGCGCCGGACACCACGCTCGGCCGCGGCACCGAGGGCAAGCCGTCCACCGCGGACCAGTTCGCGTCGGCGATCGGACCAATGCTATAAGAACAGGACAAGCGAATCATGGCCCCTCCCAAGGGCGTTGACATTTACCGCGGCACCACCGGCGTAGAACTTCCGCCCGAGGTGTCGCGCGAGATATGGGTCAACGCGCAGCACAGCTCCATCATCATGCAACTCTGCCGGCGCATCGAGGTGCCCGGCGCCGGCCTGGTCATCCCGATCATCACCGGAGACCCCACCGCCGAGTGGGTCTCCGAGACCGAGGAGAAGCCGGTCAAGCGGCACGAGTTCGGCTCCAAGCCGTTAAAGCCTTATACGGCAGCCGTTATCGAGCCCTTCAGCAAACAATTTACCCGCGACCTGGCCGCGCTCTACAACGAGTGCAAGACCAGACTGCCCAACGCGCTGGCCAAACACTTCGACCAGTCCGTGTTCGGCTACGTCGACGGACCCGGCACCGGCTTCGACCAGCTCGACGAGGCGCCGGAAATCTCCATCGCCGGCGACGGCCCCGACGTCTACGACGCCTTCGTAGCCGCGCTCTCGTCCGTGGTCGAGGCCGAGGACGGCGCCGACGTCACCGGCTGGGCGCTGTCCGGCCAGGCCGAGGTCATCACCCTCGGGGCGAAGGACAACAACGGCCGGCCGCTGTTCATCAGCAGCGTCACGACCGAGGGCTCCGTGGGCAACGTGCTCGCCCGCCCGGCGTTCAAGAACAGCCACGTCGTCGACTCCGACACCGGCACCGTCGGATGGGCCGGCGACTGGAGCTCCGCGGTCTGGGGCGTCGTCGAGCCCATCTCCATCTCGATCAGCGACCAGGCCACGCTGACCGACGGCACCAAGCAGCTCAACCTCTGGCAGCGGAACATGGTCGCCATCAAGGCCGAGTTCGAGGTCGGCTTCGTGGCCCGCAACGTGGACCGGTTCTGCCGGCTCACCGGCAACGGCCACGGCGCCGCGACCACCACGTAGCGGTGGACTGCGCGGTCGGCGTCGTAGGGCACGTCGACAGGGCGGCGCAGGCGCGGAAGCTCAAGACCCGCGCCGGCGCCGCCTGCCTCAACCTCGACGACGGCACGCTCGGCTGCCTGGGCAACCACCTCGCGGTGCTCCGGCGGCTCGCCGACACCGGCGCCGACTGGCTCGTCGTCCTCGAGGACGACGCCGTGCCCTGCCGCGGCTTCGCCCGCCAGCTCGACGCCGCCCTCGCCGTCGCGCCCGCTCCCGTCGTCGGCCTGTACCTGGGCCGGCTCTCGCCCGTGCCCTGGCAGCCGGCGCTCGCCGCCGCCACCGTCCGCGCCGAGCGGGTCGACGCCAGCTGGCTCGTCGGCCGCTACTTCGCCTGGACCGTCGGCTACGCCGTCCGGCTCGAGCGCGCCGCCGGACTGCTCGCCGCCGCCGCCAGCGACGACCGGACCGCCGACCACGCGCTCCACCAGGCCGCCGGCCGGACCGCGTTCACCTGGCCGAGCCTGGTCGACCACGCCGACGGCCCCTCGCTGATCGAGGGCCACGGCGCCGCCGGCGCCGGACGCGTCGCCTGGCGCCACGGCACCCGCCCGGCCTGGACCCGCCGGCAGGTCGTGCTCACGCCGCTCTACCCGCCCAGCGGCCCCCAGGAGCCCCAGGACCGCGGGGGCGGCGAAACGGCAACCGCGGGCCCGACCGTCCCACACGGGACAACCTAGACGGCCGGAAGGGAGGCCCTGATGACATCCACCGAGGAGACCGAGGACCGCCGCCGGCGCGGCCGCCGCCCGAGCCGGCCGCCCGGCGGCCCCGTCGTCATCACCGTCGAGAACCTGCGCGCCCGAGCGCCGAACATCGACGAGGAGACCGCGGCCGACCTCATCAAGGACGCGATGGGGCTGGCTGCGTTCCACGCGCCGTGCATCCTCGACGAGAACTTCGAGCACACCGACGCCGCCGCCGCGCTCATCAAGGCCGCCATCCTCCGCTGGTACGACCAGGGCTCCGGCGGCCTGTCGAGCCTGCAGGCCGACGTGTTCACCGCCAGCTACGACAACCGCGTCCCGCGCTACGCCGGCGGCTTCATGCGCTCCGAGATCGAGAAGCTCCGGCAGATGTGCGGCCGCGGCGGCGGCGCCTACACCATCGACATCGCGCCGAACGCCGGCGCCGACTGGGACGAGGTCGACTGGCCATGACCTTCCCGGCCCGCCAGCCCGTCATCCACCGCCCCTACATCGGCCTGGACCTCGACGAGCTCAACAACGAGATACCCGCCTGGGACGACCCCGTCCCGGTCAAGGTGATCGGCTACAAGATCACCACCAGCCAGACCTACTCCGGCGACCGCCGCACCCGCGGCATGTGGGCCAGCCGGCAGATCAGCGAGGGCCTGCTCACCTACCCGCCCGACCTCGAGGTCAATGTCCGCGACCGGTTCACCCTCTCGGACGGCCTCGACTACGAGGTCGACGAGGTCCGGCTGCTGCGGCACTTCCTGGGCTGGAACCCCGGCGGCGTCGCCAAGCTCAAACGAATCAACCCGACAGGAAAGCCCGTTGCCGCAGATTGAACTTGACCGAAAAGCCCTGGACGCCATGCGCGCCGACATCGCCGCCACCGAGGCCGTCAAACGCATGACTAGGGTCCGCGACGCCTGCCGCGCCCAGTCCGGCACCGACGAGTACATGCTCTCCACCGAGGGCCCCGGCGCCATCGCCCTCGAGTCCGCCGTCACCGTCATCACCGCCGGCCCCGAGGCCATCCGCGACAACCACGAGAACAACACGCTGATGCGCAACTTCCACCTGGCCGGCGACTGATGACCGCCACCGTCACCGACATCGGCCGCTACCACTACGCCCCTAAGCGGTTCGTCGACTACCTGACCGCCCGCATGCCGGACGCGCTGGTCTGCACCAAGATTCCGACCAACCCGCAGCGCGAGCTCATCGTGACGATCAACTCCATGGCCGCCTGGTCGAGCCCCAACCCGCAGCTGTCCTGGCGGCAGCTCGTGTTCGGCTGCCACGCGCCGACCGAGATGCGCGCCGGCGAGCTGTGCGAGCGGGTCCGAGCCGAGGTCATGTACTCCTCGTCGTGGCGGTCCATGGGCCGCAACTACGTGTGCCGCAAGGCCGCCATCGTCGGCGAGCCCGCCCGCTTCGACCTGCTCGACGAGCCCACCCCGCGGTTCCAGGTCACCATCAACGTGCTGTTCCGCGAGGCCTACCGGCCGGCGCTGCCGGGCCCGCCGCCCGAGCCCGGCGCCGGCGCCCGCTGGTTCACCGGCACCGGCCCGCCCGCCGCGGTGCCCGGCGCGCAGCCCGGCGACTTCTACCTCGACGCCGACAGCGGCATGGTCTACCGACTAGGGGAGCCGGCGTGACCGCGGCGTGGACGCCCGTCGGCTCGATCAAGGGCCCGCCCGGCGCCACCGGCCCCAAGGGCGCCCAGGG